GCTACGTTGTCACGCAACCGCAGGACGGCTCGGAGCCGACCATTGTCAAGGTCGAGTCCCCGCAGCGAACCGAATCGCTTACCCCCGCTTCGCTAGCGCGGGGGTTTACCTGGTGGCTGATGGACGCCTCAGGCAACATCATCCAGCAAGGCACGGCACCCACCCCGCAGCAATCGCGACACAATCTCATTCTCGGGTTGACGCTCTTTGATGGCGCAAACTCGCTGCTTTTCGACCAGACGTTGCCGCTGTCGCTGAATCAGCCGTTGAACCAGCTTAGCGACTTGATGATCGGACTCGGACCGTTCAACATGCTGGGCAACTTCCTGTCCCCGGTTCCGGGAACGCTGTCTTTCAACAAAACGGCGGGTACGGTCTTCGCTCGGGCGTTCAACTTCATCCCGGATCCCGACAACCCGCACATCTCTGATATCGCAGCGCAGTCTCCGGTCCTCTTCGGGTACAACACGCAGACTGATTTCTCTGAGGGCGTTTTTGGAACTATTCTCGATCCGGGTAATTATGATGTCGGTGGTGTTATCACTCCCGTTCCGGGCGTCATGTGGACGATTCAACGAGTATGGGCGTACCCGTTGAATGAGGTGCCGATCCAGGTCCGCGTGCAGTACGGACAGAGCGTGTACGTCACAAAGACAGCCGCGCTGGAATCCATCGGGAACACGGCGTTCATCCCGAATCCGCAGGCAAACGTCTTTTCGGCGCTGCTGGGCTGGCTCGTCATGCGGTCGGATGCGACCGACATCTCTGACCCCGCGCAGGCCGCTATTAGACGCGCTGGCAAGTTCGACTCACCTTAGGTGGCACCATGCCTGTTATCAACCAACTCCAGTCGGCGGCGGGTAGCGCCGCGTTCGGCCCGTGCCAAGCGTGGGATCTGTCGTGCGCGACGTTTTCCGAAGCGGTGACGCCGGAGCTTGAGGCTACAGCGGCGATGATCGCTACCGAAATCCTGTGGAATCGCACGAAACGACAGTTCGGCGTCTGCTCGGTGTCGCTGCGTCCGTGCCGCAAGGATTGCCTCCCCGCTGGTCCGTGGATTCCCACGACGGGCGGTTGGTACGACTTCACCGGATCATCGTGGCCGTTCCCGCAGCCCGCGCTCATTGGCGGCGCGTGGATCAACATTGCGTGCGGCTCGTGCTTCTCCGACTGCTCGTGCTCGCACATCTCCGAAGTTCGGCTTCCGTACCCGGTAGCCTCGATTACCTCGGTCAAGGTTGACGGCGTTACGCTGCCTCCCCCGGCTTATCGCGTGGACAATTTCAACCTCCTGGTGCGCATCGATGGCGAAGAGTGGCCGCGCTGCAACGACATGAACCTTGAAGACACCGAGGTCGGTACGTGGTCAGTGACCGCTGATTACGGGCAGGACGTTCCCGAGTTGGGGAAGCTCGCAGCGGGTCAGCTCGCGGTCGAGATCGCCAAGCGTTGCGTGAACGCCTCCGGTTGCGTCCTGCCCTCCGGCACGGTGCAGGAAGTGACGCGGCAAGGCGTCAAGAAGGTGTTCTTCGATTCGGAGACGGCTTTCAAAGGTGGCATGACCGGCATGTACTGGCCTGACCTGTTCATCAAGACGTTCAACCCATCCGGTACCGGGATGGCGAACATCTTCGACATCGATGGACCAAAACACCGAAGGGTCGGAACTTCCTGATGGTGTTCACCAACGCAAACCCGTTTGCAGGGTACGAACTTGCCGAACACCTGCGAGACTGCATCATTCCCTACCTTGAGGGAACGACCACGGGCCTTCCCGGTCGCGTGTGCATTACGACGGGGCAAATCGCTTGGGACGACTGCGAGTGCGGACAGCTCGTGGTGTCGTTGGACCAGCAGTACGAGACAGCTACGTTCCCGAACCCTTGGGATGCCGCGCAGAATGACGGCGTTCGCAAGTGCGGACCGCCGCTGTTCGTCTTCCAGTACACGGTGTCGATGCTTCGATGCTCACCGACTGGTGATGACATGGGGAACCCTCCTCCGTGCTCCGAGGTGGACACGGCGGCGCGTGTGGCTATCGAAGACGCGTGGGCGGTTCGGGCAGGGCTCATGTGCTGCTTGTGTGCGGGCACCACGCGCACAGTCGGCGTGAAGCTGTTCGATCGGTATACGATCGGGCCGCAGATCATGGTGGGCCCCATGGGCGGTTGTCAGGGATCGGCGGTCACGGTGAAAATCGGCGTGGTCAACGGTGGATATCCCTGCGATATCAGTTAGGGGGGGGACTGGTGGCAACATCGCGAGTCAAGAACTCGACTAATTACGGGAACATTCGCGTTCTCATGACCTCCCCGTCTTCGGGCGTGGCCATAAACCTGCGTGCCCGTGCGCTTGCCACACAGGCAGCCGCCAAGCGCCGCCTCAACTCCGATCCACGCCGCATCGACACAGGACTACTCGTCAACTCCATCGAGATTCGAGAGTATATCCGCAACGGTGGTATTGTTGAGCGAATCGGTACTGATGTCGAGTACGCGAATTACGTGCACCAAGGCACTCGGTATATGGAAGCTAACCCGTTCCTCGTTGATGGTCTCCGGGAAGGCTTCAATCAGTTCTCTTAGACAGGTGACAGCATGACTCGTAAGAGCTTTACCACGCGCAAAGACCGCATCGACTTCGACATTGACGAAGAGGTGTTTTACCTCAAACCGAGCGTTTCCGCTGGCCAGATGTTCAACGTCTCGTCGCTCAAGGGCAAGATGGACGCGGCCATGGGCGATCCTGACAGCAACGCGGGAACCGTGCTCATGAAAGAGCTGTCGCAAATCTTCGAAGACGAGTCGTTCACCCGTTTCGAACGACGATTCTGGGGTGAATACGGACCCATCGATATCGGGACGTTCAACGACATCATTGAATGGATCTTCGGCGAAGCCTTGGGAAAAGACCCTACCCCGAAGTCCTAGCGCTTACCGACCTCATTCTTGACGATAAGGTTTGGGCTACATTCGACGGGTGGTGCGCCTCCAGATCAGTTGACCCCGATGAATTGCGCTGGGATCGGTGGCTCAACCTGGTGTACTACTTCGCCACGCGCAACGCCTCGAAAGAAGACAAAGACAGTTTCGATGCGGCGCTTGCCGAACATGTAGCGGAGTGGAACACGCAGAAAGTCAAACCGGTGGTCGCTAAGGCGCTCGCTGCCCCGAATGACGGCAAGCCTGAACGCAAGCGCGCTCCGAAACCCGCATGGTACGGGGACGACAAGACGAACACCTTCAACTCGAAGGCGGCCATGGCAACGCTAACGGCACCGGGAGTGAGCGGTAAGAGGCGCAGGAAATAGGCGGTACACTGTGAGCGCAGGTTAACGGGGTTGAGGTGCGGTAATGGCTGGTCCGCTCGATGAGGCGTTTGTAGAGATCACCGCCGACCTTGACGTGAGTCAAGTTCGGCGGGCTGCTCGCAATGCCAGCCGCACTGTTGAGCGCTCACTCACGCAAGGAGTGGAGCGCGCAGAGAGGTCGATCTCGCGGGGCATCGGGCGTATCGGGGCTGATACCGGACAGGAATTCGGCGACGGATTCGCCTCAGGTCTGAGTGACACCCTGTCGTCCATCGCGGATATCAAGCTCCCCGTGCCAGCGTTCGCCGCGCTGAGTCTCGCGCTCGCGTCGGCGGCGGCGTCCGCTGTGCAGTTCGCCGCCGCTCTGGCCCCCGCTGTCGGGATCGTGGCCGCCCTGCCTTCCGGCATCGGTGTGCTTGCCGCGGGCATGACGACACTGAGCGTGGCTACCGCTGGCGTAGGGGAAGCCTTCGAGGCAGCCGCGACGGGGACCGCGGAAGAGTTCAATACGGCCATGGAAGGTCTAGCGCCGCCCGTCCAGGCGGCGGCACAGGCCATTCGAGACCTTATGCCAAAGCTGGAAGAGCTACGGAACTCGGTACAGGGTGCGTTCTTCGAGGACTTCGACGCTGTTCTCAACTCGCTGGCGGAAACGCTGCTCGGGCCGGTAACCGCTGGTATGACCTCGGTTGCCACCGAGATCAACGGCATCATTGTCGGACTCGCAGCGGTGGCGACTTCCGCCGAAGGTGTCACCTTCGTCAACCAAAGCTTCGCGATCATGGCAGGCATTCTCGCGCAGGTGCAGGAGCCGCTGGCGGCGCTGTTCAGTGCACTACTGAACGTCGGTTCGGCGATCAATGAGGCGTTCGGGGAAAACGCTGGTGCCGGTCTTGCAGGTCTGATTACGCAGTTCGCCGCATTCCTCGAACAAGCCGCGGCCAGCGGGCAAGCGGTCCAATGGGTCGACCAGGCGTTGAAGACGTTCACGCTTATCGGTGACATCCTGTCGCCTATCGCGGGCATCCTCGCATCGATCGGAGCGGCGGCGCAAACCACGGGCGGCAACATCCTGGGGGCCTTCGGTCAAGCGCTGCGAGTTTTTGACGACTTCCTGGCGTCTGCGCAGGGCCAAGAGGTTCTGATCTCGATTTTCGAAGCGTTGAACCAGGTCGGCGATGCTTTCGCGGTGGTGCTGAGCAACCTCGCACCCGCCATCGTCCCTCTGGTGAGTGGCCTGTCGTCTATCCTCAGCGCCGTTGCACCGCTTTTGGGTCCTTTGTCAAAGCTTGTCGGTTCTGTCCTCACGGCGCTTGCGCCCGTCCTGGAAGTGGTCGCAGCGGCGATTCAGCCGATTATCGCGCCATTGACAACCATTATCGAATTGCTCGGCGGCATCCTCGTTGAGGCGATTACGGCCGTTATGCCCCTTATTACCATTCTAGCTGATTTGCTTGGGGGCGCGCTCAGTGTCGTTCTTGAGGTAG